TCACTTCCCCAAAACCTCCTTGACTCGATCTAAGATGTCTTTACACGTAACCTTTTTCTGTGTCTGCTGTTCCATCTTGTCTTGCATGATTTCGCTCCATTTTCTTTTTATAAGCTGAGATGAGTTTGTCGATAGTGTAGTATTGGATTGCAATAGCGAATGGTAAGAATAAATTAATACTAAACCAACCGTTGTATAATTCGTCTATATCTGACATAAATTCATCAACTATATCACTGTCATTAAAATCAATTTCAACACTATCTATACAATCGGTAAAAATGCCATCTTCTACATAATCCAAAATTTCTTCCATATCGTCTGATTGTTGATTCGCAATACTCAATCCAAACGCCAACATGTCTGCTAACTCATCTAACTGCACATCTAATGGCTTACCTGGTTTCTTTTTCCAGTTTTTAAACGTTTCCAATGTATTAAACCATTCAAAGAATTCAACAACATACGCAACCTTACTATCTTGTAAATTAAGTGTTGGAATTCTATCGTCAAACTCCTTTTGTATTTGTAATAACTCTTGTAATTGATCTACTGTTAATGTGTTAGTCATTTTCCTGCTCCTCTAAATCTTTTCTTTTATTCCAAATTTTTATAAGTTTTTCTGCATTATTGGTATGAACGTGTGACCATGTAGATGGTTGTAGTTTGCAATTTTTATTAGTACATTCAATTAATAATGTATCAAAGCTATATCGTATATCTGCTAGACCGCCACAAAAAGGGCAGGGCTTAATTTTCGGACTACTCATCACTCTTCACTCTCCTCATATTTATAGACCACTTGCCCCGTCATAATCCCTACTGCTTCATCAAGACCAATATCTTCTTTGAGTGCATCTTGCATAGCATTAGGTAAACCCTCAAGTATTTCATCAAACGCTTGCGCTTTCTTATAAACGTCCTCAATCTCTTTTAGTAATCCCTCTGTGTCATTGCCGTTATACGCACTAGCACTTATAACTGATTGTTCGATTTGTTCGCGGTTGTTCATCATTTCCATCTCCTCAAAATAAAGTTAGTTGCTTCTGTTCCTCATATTCCAAATCCTGTTGCTTTATATATGTTTCAAGCTCTTCAGCTGTATCAAATGTCTTTTTCACGCCTTGCCAACCTGGTACGATATGCCCATGAAAGTAATAAGTGCCGTTTACTACATGGATATGAGCCACTCGCTCGTTATCCTGATACAGATAACTCTTAGAGCCGAAAAATTGGTTTAGGTATTCTTTGTGTGCGTTATCTGTCATGGTCATCACTCCTTTTAACAATTAGGTAGACCAAACGACATGCATTCGTCATATAGCTCTTCGTTCCTTATACTTGTCTTATAGTTTTCAATCACATTGCTAACTTCTTTATGACTCATTGCTTTAACTTGTTCGTCTGTATATTTTTCGCACTCTTCCAATTCTAGTTGCTCCTGTAATGACATCACATATTCAACTTGTTTTTGGGTTGCCATCGTTAACCCTCCCACAAATCAAATACTCTATCGACATAAAACTTCACCTTTGCTAAATCCTCGTGTCCGTTTTTCAACGGCGCTCTAGAAAAGTATTTGATTGCATTACCTATTGCAAATGCTAATTGTGGTGGATACTGTGCCGTAACTTGTTCGATAAAATCTATAATTTCAATGTCGCCGTATGTGTAATGCGCCGGTTGCTTAACATTATCTTGTATTTCATTCATATCTACTTTTCTGTTACTGATTACGCTCATTATGCTTCACTCCATTTCTTGAACATTTGGTTATAAGTGACATCGAACCAGTACGGATCACGTGAAAGTTTTTGTGGTACATCAAATAAATGTGGCTTCTTTCTTCTTAGCTCTGCCTCTTTACGTCGTTGCCTAGCCATTTCACGCTCTCGCTCCAAAGTTTTTATTATTTGTATTTCTCTATAGTCGTTTAGCTTCATGCCGAAAGGTGCATCAATTGCTTCTGACATCTCCCAACCCTTCGCAACTCTGTTTCTAACTATTTCAGGCGTGAGCCCTTTCTTTTTCATCTGCTCATTTTCATATTCAGTGTATTTAGAAGGGGGTTTTTCTTGTGGTGGCGCAATAAGCGCATCGTCCGTTAGCCCTTTTGCTATCCTGTAATTAATTAGTCCTTTGCTTAGGTTGTACTTTTTAACTATTTCGCTAACAGTCATCATTTTGCCGTCAACCTTTACTTTCTTAGGCTTTACTACATTTTGTATTAAATCTTTCCCCCTCGCCCCTCTGTCGTACCTAGTAATCAATGTCGATACTTTGATGTCGTATTTATCCGATACATCAATAAGCGTCATCAATTTACCGTCTATTCTCACTTTCGTTTTTATGCCCGCCATTTATTCCACCTCTACATTTACATTTCTAATTTTTAAATTGTCATACTCTAGTATTTCGCCAGGATTGTTATATAAGTAATCTGCCAGCGATTCTTTTTCTTTATCCACATCATCAAAATGCTGATATTCAACTTCGGTAGGTATTCTTATATCAATCGTTGCATTTATATATGCTTGTTGTTGCATTAAATCACTTCATTTCTCTTTTTCTTTTACGTCTGACTTTCACTAAGTCCTCATATACCATCCATTCTTGACCTGTGTATTTAGGCGCTTTACATATCCACGTTAAATTCGCATCTCTATACTGATATCTGAATATCTTCGCTTTGATGTTGGCAACTTCAGTCGCCTTACCTTTAACGTCTATAACTTCAACCAGTTTCCCTTCCTTCCACAAAGAGAAATCGGCTATATACGTAATCGGTCTTTGTTTCCCGAATTTAGGTTGTAATTCAAATTTCGGTTGTATTTCGATACGATCATAGTTAGTGCCATTCATATTACTTTCTAAATATTGGTAATATTCGCACTCTACTTTGCTATCAAATACAATTCCTTTGTACTCAACTTTCTTAGCGTTGTATTTACTCATCGTCCACCTCTAAATATCAAATATCGTTGCTTGTAATCCTAGCTCTTGCTCATATAAAAGACCGTGAGCGCCTTTAAATCGTTTTAGGTCACTATCAGTCATAATTTTCTTTTCGTCGCTGAAATGGGCTCCTGTGAGCGAATAAACTTCATTTACGTTGTCTTTATACTTGATGACCTTAATATCTTCTGTGCCATCTTCTCGGTATAAGTAATATTTTTCTTTCGGCATTTTTAACACTCCTTAATATTCGACGATAGCGGGGCGTGTATGACGTTCTGCAAGTTTTTGGATAAATAGGTCGTACAACCTATTTTCATCGCCCTGTGCCTCGTCTATGAGTTTCTGAGCGTACATATCTGAACACTCAAGTTTAGTTTTTAAAAATTCTTTGGTTACCATGCATCTCGCTCCCTGAAATCGTCTCCGATTACTCTTACTTTTCTCGCATTGTGTTTCATTCTTGAATTGATACGTTGCCAGTTCATATTTTGATTTAGTTCTTTATCACTAAAGTTAGTTGTAAAGATGTTGTTTTTACCTACTCTGTTATCAACAATGCTGAAAAGTTTATTTATAGTGTGTTCTGTGTTTTCTACACCCATATCATCTAGTACAAGTAAATCAATCTCACTAAGTAATTTGACTAGTTCGTCTGTAGTCTCTACTGCATTTTTGTTGTATGTCGCTTTGATACGATCCATCAACATTGGTATATGCATAAAAGCAACTGTATGCCCTTTAGCTTTAACTGCTTTTGCGATAGCGTATGCTAGGTGGCTTTTACCAGTTCCATATGAACCTTGCAATATTAATGATTTTGGTTCTTTTGTAGAGAAGCCTTGTACGTACTCTATTGCTGTTTGCTTAGCTTGTACTTGTTTTTCATTTTGTGGCTTGTAGTTTTTGACTGTTGCATCTCTTAAAGACGGATTAACGTTTGATTGATTGAATATGTTGTTTATCTTCCGTTGCTTGTTTCGCTTATATTCCTCATAGATTTCACATTTGCAACCGTCTTTATACTCGTAACCATTCGGGTGTTTTTTAGTAGGAGCAAACTTATATAAGTCGTATTCACTTCCACATCTCTCACATTTCAATCCTTTTTCGACATGAGTAGGTTGATATTTTTTCAAGCTTTCGTTTATCTTTTCGCTGAATAGTGGTTTCATAATATCCCCCTAATCCCAATAACTTTCGTCGTACTTCATGCGTTCCAATTGATCTATGCCAGTTGGTTGCGCTTTTTGATTGAGGTACCCCTCAAATTTATTGCCAAAAAGTGTTTCTGGTCTAAGGTATTTATCGCTATCCGTGTTTAGCCACTCAGCTGTTTTGATATCAATCACCTTTTTAAAATCCTCCAACCTAAAATCTTGATTCCATCTTGCTTTAATAAAATCTTTTGATTTAGCTGTATTGTGTTTAAAATGCTTTCCTGTTTTTTTGTTTAAGTATTCGATAATTTCTTTATAGGGAATGGAATACACAGTCGGGTTGCCCGACAATATACTTCCATCATTATTAGTATTGTTATTATTAGTTAAATCATTATTAGTACTATTATTATTAGTAGTACGCCCTTTTCGGTTTTCCGTTTTTCCGTTTTCCGAAAACCCGTTTGCCGATAATCCGTTTTCCGAAAATGGCATTTCGGTTGGTTTTTCGTAAACTAAGTATTCAAAACCTTTAAACACACCGTTTTCAGCTCTTTTTTGTATTCTGTGAACATATTTATTATCCATAAGTTCTTGAACGCCACTATTGATTGATTTTTGTCCATCATTCATATGTTTAACTACTTCTGACGTGTATATTTGCCAATTGTCAGGACGACTTAGGAAATACAATAATATCCCTTTAGCTTTAGCACTTAAATTACTATCGAACACAAAAGATTTATGCACAGTTACAAAATCGCCACTTTCTTTTATCGTTCTAAATGTTGCCATTTCGTTATCTCCTTTCTGGTATAATTTTGTTATCGCTATTGCGTTAGATTGGGGGTGAATAATTATGGATCCTATTTTAGGTAAAGGTATTGATAAAATTATTGAAGGCGCATCAAAAGGGCCTGTAGAAACATTCTCTAAAACTTGGGAACTTGTCTTTGGGAAATTCCACCTTTATGTGGATAAAGTTATTTATCAAAGAGAAGTAGAATTTGAAAAATTCAAAGAACAATTTAAAAAAGAAATATCTTCTGTACCTGAAAATAATTTACAAGAACCACAATTTTCTCTTCTAGGTCCTGCTCTAGAAGCTTCAAAGTTTTACATTAGTGAAAAAACTTTAAGTAATATGTTCGCAAAACTAATAGCATCATCTATGGATGACAGAAAAAACTCATTAACCCACCATTCATTTGTTGAAATAATTAAACAATTATCCCCAAATGATGCTATTCTTTTAAAACATTTAAAGAATCACGAAGTACATCCTGCCGTTAAATATAGAGCGGTTTTAAACCCAAAGAATGACGGTATGAATATATCGGACACGTTAATAAAAGACTCTCCGTTAGATATAGAATCAACCGAAATTTCAATTAATAACCTAGTAAGGTTAGGGGTTTTAAATGAAACTTT